GGCGACCGTCGATACCTAATGCGCCGTACCCGTACGCGTCAAGGCCTGCCGTCCACACCCAGCATCCGGCTTCCGGGATGCGCTCGATTTTTTCAAAGAACCGTATTACGGGGTCGCGCTTAGCAGGCATTGTCTTTCTCCTTGTTTGTCTGTTTCACTATAACAAGGAATTTTCAAAATGCCAATAGCAAGATCCTACCCGGTTCAGCTCACGCCGAAAGGTTTGTGTGATGCTTACGACTCGTCACAAGCATTTCCCGGCGCATGCCGCGCGCTCACGAACCTGATATTCGACCGGGGAAACCCTGAACTAGTCGTGTCACGCCCCGGCGTCGGCGCGGCGGTAACCACGTTTGCGGGCTTCACGACGCCGACGTTCGTTTCGGTGTTCATTACGATTGGCGCCATGGTTTACGGCATGGTTTCGACCGGGCGTAACCCAGGCTTTGACGAGCCCTTCGCTTATAACCTGCTTACGAACTTATTCGTCACGATCTCCGGGGTGAACTCCGCTAACGTGCCCGCGTCTCCCGCGACTTCGGGCGCGTGGACACCGCCCACGATGGCGGTAATCAGCACGAAGATTATCGTAACGCATCCGGGGTTTAGCGGCGTCGGCGCAGGTTTTTTCGGCGTCATTGACATATCGACGCCTGCTACACCCGCATGGTCTGCGGCAAACACCGCGACGAACGCCTTGCCGGGAGTGCCGACTTCGGTCGCGAACTTCAATAACCGGGCGTGGTTCTCGGTCGCCAACATCGACTATTTCAGCGATGTGCTTGCGCCGACTACCCGCACAAACGCTACACAGTCCGTCACCCTGGGCGACACGACGCCGATCACCGCGCAGTCGGGTTTGCCTGTCACGACCACTTCTTCGGGGGTGCTCGGCGCGCTGATCGTGTTTAAAGGCACACAGATTTGGCAGATCACGGGCGATATAACCACGAACAACTTGGCGCTGAACTTCATCTCGCTCACGACGGGCTGCATTGCACCTCGAAGTATTTCGCAAGTCCCGTTCGGTATCGTGTTCGCGGGCTTGGACGCGCCTTACGTGCTCAGTTTCTTGGGCGCACTCTCAGCGCTCACGCACCAGCTCGGCAGTCAGACGGACGCCGACTTGCAAGTGCCTTTCCAGAATGCCACCGTGCCTTCGCGCATGGCGGCGTCGTTTGCCGGGAACATCTATCGGGTTTGCGTGCCGACAAGCATTTCGGGTGTTGCGCAAACGAATGACTACTGGTTCGATATCCGGCGCATGCGCTGGAACGGCCCGCACACGTTCGCTTATGACTGTGCAGCGGAGCAGGGGAACGGCTTCATCTTGTCGGGGGCGTCGCAAGGCGCAGCACTCTTCAGCAGCGCCTCGGCCCCCGCTCAAAACAGCGTGTATAACGACGCCGGTACGCAGTTGAACGTATCGCTCGCGTCGTCTACGTTCCCGAAGACCAACCACATGGCGCAGTTGCAAGTGATCGAGTCAACGCAGGAGTTGACTTCGACGGGTACGCCAGTCAACTACAACATCACGGCAGTGGATGAGAAAGGCAATACGCTGAACAGCACCTACGTGATGACGCAGGCGGTCGGCGGCGTGTGGGGGACCGGTACGTGGGGTTCAGGCCTGCTGTGGAGTTCGACGGTGAACGTGCCCCAGGTGTACACGGTCCCGTGGTCCGCGCCCTTGGTGTTTCAGAAGATGGCTCTAAGCATCACGGCCACGTCTTCGAGCAGCCTTTCGATAGGCACTTTCTACGCACGCTATCAGGACACCGGTTATACCGGCCAGGGATAAATCATGCCAATCATCGGTACGCTTCCGAACAACATTCAAGACGGGCAGATTATCGACGCTGTTCCTGTCATGGCGGATTTCAACTTCATCGTCAATCAGGTGAACGCGAACGCGCAGCAAAACACCGTACCTTCTACCGGCGCGCTGATTGCGGTTCGCCAATTCATTACCAGCACTACGTACACGCCGACACTCGGCACGAACAGCATCATCGCTGAGATGGTCGGCGGCGGCGGCGGCGGCGGCGGTGCGCCGGCAACAGGCGCTTCTCAGGTATCGGCAGGTGGCCCCGGCGGCGCCGGCGGTTACTTGCGGCAATACGCGATTACCGGGTTCAGTGGCGTCACCCTGACTGTCGGCACGGGCGGGGCAGGCGGCACGGGCGCCGCTGGCTCGAACGGTACGGCGTCGGCTCTTGCGCTAAACGGAGGCACCGTCCAGGCGAACGGGGGTTTCGGCGGCACACTGGCCGGCCCCGGAACACTTGCTTTGGGCCCTCCGGGTGCAGGTGGCATCACCACACCGGGAAACATCGTCAGCAGTACAGGCGCTCAGGCAGGGTTCAGTTCGCTTGCTTCACAAACCCTTGGGCTATTAGCCGCAGCCGGAGGCCCGCCGTCCGTACTTGGGCCTAGTTTCGGCGCAGGCGGTGCGGGGAGTGCCGCCGGCGGAAGTTCAGGAGGAGCAACGGGCGGCGCGGGAGCCCAAGGTGTCGTAATCATCTACGAATACGCCTAAAATACGCTAAACGGGGAAACTGATGGATGATAGAACGCTCAGCGAAGGCGATGTTAGGGCCATAGTGGACGAACTTGAAAAACGGGCCACGCAGCGCTTCCAGCTGAACATAGGCCGGGGCGTGATCGGCCTGGCGTGGAAGACGGGGATTTACCTAGTCATCTGGCTAGCGGCGTATGGCGCTGGCGGCGGTTTTAAACGGTTTTTCCAATAGGAGCAACACCATGTTTGCAGCACTCGAAGCGGAATTCAACACCATCATTAACGACGCCAAATCGATCGGCGAAAAGCTCGAAGCCCTGGTCGGCCTGCACGCGAAGGTGTCCGCAGTTGAAGCGCTTGCCGCGCCGATGACCGCGATCATCGAGGACGCGAGTAAGACGACCGAACAGAAGGTCACGGAAATCCTGACCGCAGTAGGCAAGCTGTGAACTACTCCGCGGCAGGCTTAGCGCTTACCCAAGCGTCGGAAGGCTGCGAACTGACCGCGTATCAGGACTCGGCAGGCGTTTGGACGATCGGCTACGGGCACACCGCCGACGTGCAGCCGGGGGATAGCTGTACGCAGCAGCAGGCTACGGCGTGGCTTGCCGAGGATATCCAGTGGGCGGCGCACGCGGTGAATCAGTACGTTACCGTACCGCTTACGCAGGGGCAATTCGATGCCTTGACCGACTTCACGTTCAACTTGGGCGTGGGCAGTCTCGTGCACTCGACACTTCTGCGCTTGCTGAACGCGTCGGACTACGCGGGCGCGGGTGCGGAGTTCCCGAAGTGGAATATGGCAGGCGGTCACGTTCTCGCGGGCCTGGTTGCGCGCCGCGCCGCCGAACAGGCGATGTTTCTAGGAAATTGATGTGCGCTTACCGAATACGACGAAACTGTGGTCTAACGTCGCCTACGCAGCGGCCACGGTGTGTTTCGTCAAAGCGAACTGGGCCGCAATCGCACCCGGTGACATATGGGCCGTTTATCTCGCGGTGGTCGGGCTTCACGCGACAGCCGACACATTGATTCAATTGCGATACGGCCCCCGAAAGGATGATCCAGCATGAATCCTTATGTACTGCTCGGCGCACTGGTAGCGGCAATTGGCCTTGCCGCAGGGGGCTACTCCTACGGGCACCACCAGGAGGCGCTAGCCTTCAACGCTTTCAAGGCAGAGCAGGCTGCTGTCGCGGAGAAAGCCGCCGCCGACTCGGAAGCCCGCGCCCGCGCCGCTGAACAAGCGGCTTCGATCAACTTGGCGCAAGTTGCGTCAACCTATCAGGAGCAGGTCAATGCGCTCACTAAAACTCGCGATTCCCTTATCGCTTCTGCCGGTACTGTTCATCGGGTGTACGTCCGTGTCGCCAGTCCCGGTGCAGTTGTCGTGCCCCAAACTGCCGCCGGTGGATCCGGCGATAACGCAACAGGTATCGCCGCATTGGATAGCCGATCTGCAAGCTTTTTCTACAACGAATTCGCAGCCGCTGATCAGCTCGCCTACCAACTCGCTGCCGCCCAAAAAGTGATTGCCGCTGACCGAGTGACTTGCAACGGAGCCGCGCCTTGAACAACCTGGTTAAAATCGCGCAGGGAATCGATACCGCGCCCTTGCTACTTGAGATTGCGCGTCAGCCCAACCTCTGGAACCGGCACGGCGTGCGCAAAACTGCGCCTGACACGCCGCATGCCGCGATGGACGATATCTGGCTTCGGTATAACGACGAGAAGCCGTTCAAGGAGTCAGGCGACTACTCGACGTTTAACGACGAACACGATGCCAAGTTCTATCCCGAATGGTTTGCGCTTCCGAGCGCGCGGCCCCTCGTCTACGGCATGATGGCGCGCGTCCAGGCGGTGCGCCTGGGTGGCGTGATGATCACGCGCATCCCCGCAGGCGGGAAGATCGAACCGCATTCGGACAAGGGCTGGCACGCAACGTATTACAATACGAAATTGTATGTCGTCTTGCAGTCCAATCCGCAGTGCGTGAACCGCGTGGAAGAAGAGCGCGTCGCGATGGCTCCGGGCGAAGTCTGGTACTTCGACAACACGATCGAGCACGAAGTCACGAATGACGGCCCGGATGACCGGATTACTTTGATTATTTGCTTACGGTGCGAACGCTAATGCCTGCACACGCCGCTTGGGAGATCGGATACGCCTTAGGTCACGCGAATGACCACATAAAGCACCACTCGGTTGGCGGAGTGTACGCCCGCGAACAGGCGCTCAAGGCCGGTAAGAAGGTCGAAAAACACGAGCACACCTACGACCACCTGTCGTTTTTGTGCTCCGGTTCGGCTGTTCTCGAAGTGGACGGGGACATGCAAGTTATTCACGCGCCTCATGCAATTGAAGTCAAGGCCGGCAAGAAACATCAGATTCTCGCAATCACCGATATCGTCTGGCTTTGCATCCACGCGGAAAGCGTCGCAGATCCAGAAATAGCTAAGGAGTAAGACCATGCCGTGGGGAGCCGCCGCCGCCGTAGCGGGAACAGCGATATCGAGCGCCATGGCGCCAAGCGCCGGCAGTGCGGGCGCGAACTATTTCATGCAAGGCACTGCGGACCAAGCGAACAGCCAGTACCAGACGCTTGGGTACGACGCATACAACACGCTCGCCAGCAACTACGGCACGACCGTTAATAACGCTTGGAACAACTACGCCGGAGCGCAACAGAACGCGCAGCAATACGGCGGAGCGTATCAAAATGCGGCGAACGCGGCAGGATCGCAGTACGGCAACCTCTCTGCTACGCAGCAGGGCTACGGGGCGCAGATGGGGCAGCAAGCGGCCCAGCTAGGGCAGCAAGCGACGCAAAATTACGGAACGCAGCAAGCCTTGCTGAATGCGGGTCAAAACGTCTACAACACGGCGATGGACCCGCAAGGGGCGCTATACGCCCGCACAAGCCAGCAATTGCAAGATCAGACAGGGGCCACGAATTCGATGTACGGGCTCGGGTCTTCGGCTGCGGGGGCAGGAGTCGCGAATAACGCGATGTCGAATTTCAATATCGACTGGAACGCGCAACAGCTCCAAAATCAGGTGACAGGGCTAAATGCTTATACCGGTGCGGCTAATGCCGCCGGCAGCTACGGCTCGCTGGGTAATGCGGACTTATCGGGCGCTCAGGGCGCATACGGAAACTCGTCAACCATGTACGGCAACGCCGCGAACAGCATGCTTCAAAGCGGCTCCGCGGGGTACGGTGCGGCGACTCAGATTAACGGTCAGAACACGACGGATTTGAACGCGTACAACAATTCCATGAACCAAGGCGTTTATTCGCCTATGAGCGCGATGCAGTCAACAGATCTCGGCTACATCTCGCAGGGGTCGAGTGCGGCGAATAGCGCAGCGCAGAACCAGTACTCGGCGGCGTCGGCTCAGGCTAACCAGTGGGGGAACGCCGCGAGCGGAGCGATCAGCAGTATAGGTAGCGGGTTCGGTAACGGGTATAGCGGGTACGGAAGCGCCACGAGTTCGCCATACTATAGCGGCAGTAACTCCTACGGCTTTACGATGTGAGGCCCCCGCGATGACAACCCCTTACGTCCCCCTCGTAAACGGCGCTCAACAGTACGCGGATCTACGCGATCAGCGCGCGCGATACCAGATCGGCATGGCGCAGTTCCAGCAGCAGCAGCAAGACCGCCAACGCCAGCAAGCCGCGATGCAGGCGGCGGGGAATGCGTTGCCGCAACTTCTGCCGAGCGGGCAGGTTGCTGCGCAACCCGGTCAAGGGCAAATGCCGCCCCCGCCTCAAGCCCCGGCGCCCGGTCAGCCCTCGCAGCCGATGCAGCAACCCGGCCAGGGGCAACCACCGCAAGGTATGCCGATGCCCGGTCAGGGCATGCCTCCGGGGCAGCAGCAAGTCAACCAACCGCCGTTACCCCCTGGCGGCGCGCAAGGTCAGCCCCAACAGCCTCCGCCGTTCCGACCTATGCCGACTAGCCCGCCGACTAGCCCGCCGCCTCAGCAACAGGCTGCGCCGGCTGCTATCGCTCCGCCGCCCCAATCGCCTCAGCAACAGCCGCAAGCACCTCAGCAATCGGGGCCGCTCACCCTAGAAAGCGCGGTCAAGGTGCTGCAAGGTCAAGGGCTGTCGGGGGCCGACCTAATGGCAGGCTTGCAGCAACTTACGCCTTTGCTCGATAGCCAAGCCAAGCAGCAGGCGAACCAGTTGCAAACGCAGTTCAACAATGAGTTGAAGCTGCAAGCGGTTTCGGATCGGCACGACCAAATGGCTGAGCGTGTGCGCGAAGCGGATCAACGCGCACAAGATCGACAAGCGTCCCTCGCGGATCGGCAGCAGGCGCGCGCTGAGTCGAACGCGTTGCGCGGTGAAACCATCCAATTGCGCAAGCAGCAAATCGCGATGAGTAACGGGGATGACGCTAAGTTCTCGCCGGACGACCTGAAGTTCCTCGCGCAACAGGCACGCGCAGGCGATACGTCCGTCTACCAAAACCTCGGTCGCGGCGCGCAGGGCGCAAAGAACATCATCGCCTTGCGTCGCGAAGTGATGAAACAGACCCAGGAGGCGGGCGGCACGGGAGCGGACGTGGCTGCGTCGAATGCCGGGTTCCAGGGCGAGAAAGCAGCAGCGCGCACGGGCGCCACCAAAGCGGCGAATGTCGGCATGGCCGTCACTGAAGCGCAGCAAACTTTCCCGCTGGTCCGGCAAGCCTCTGCCGCGCTGCCGCGTACGGAGTTTCCTGGCGTCAACCGGGCGCTGCAAGCTGCACAAACAGGTACGGGCGACCCGCGTGTTATCGCGCTCGGTACGGCGTTGAACACATCGGTGAACGCTTACGCTCGCGCTATCAGCCCTTCGGGCACGCCTACCGTGTCCGACAAGGAACATGCGCGTGAGCTGCTGAATACGGCCAGCACCCCCGAGCAACTGAACGCTGTTCTCGGTATGATGGAAAAGGAAATGGCGGCGGCATCCAAAGCCCCGACCGAAGTCATGAACCGTCAGAAAGCGCGCATCTCAGGGCGCGACCAGCCGTCCGCGTCCGATACCGGCACGCCTGTTCGCATCTCTTCCGACTCGGAATACAACGCGCTACCGTCCGGGGCTGAGTTCACCGCTCCCGATGGCTCGCACCGGAGAAAACCGTAATGGCAGGCTGGCAAGACGCACCGTTAGTAAGCGCGGGCGGAGGTAAAGCCGCGTGGGAAAGTGCGCCCGTCGTCAACCCCTCCGCGCCGTCGGCGGGGAAACCGCCTGAACAGCCTCCGCAGAACATGACTGCCTTTGTCGGCGGCAACTTGTCCAAAGGCGTGGCTGATGTCGCGGGTTTACCGGTCGATCTCGCAAATTCCGCTATTGAAGGCGTGAAGGGCTTGGCAAATGCAGGCGGCGCGAAACTGAAGGCAGAACAAACCCCTGTCGGCGGTTCGGAATGGATCAAGCAACAGCTTTCGAAGATTGGATCGATAGGCCCGAGTGCGGAACCGCGCACCCCCGGTCAGCGCATTGTTGCCGCTGGCTTAGAAGCCGCGCCTTCGGCTGTCCTGCCGGGGGGCGGTGCGAAGGCACTTCCGCGTATCGGTGCAGCAGCAGGTAGCGGCGCAGGAGGCGAAGTCGGCCGGCAAATCGGTGGCGTGCCGGGACAGATCGCCGGATCGCTGGTTGGTGGCGGCCTCGGCGGTATGGCAGGTGCAGAGAAGGGTATTCCGAAGCCGCCTTCCGAAGCCGCGCGCGCGTCCGATTCTTCGGGGATTCCGCTGACGATCGGGCAAGAAAGCGGAAGCAAGGTGCTGACCGGCGTAGAGAATAAACTCCGCGAGTTGTTCACTTCGTCGGGCGTAGCACATCGCGACGCGTTGAATCAGGCGGTAGCAGGCGCGAACAGCGTGGAGAAGCTCGCGGGCCAGGTGGCGGGCGCGACAGCTAACCCGGAGCAAATCGGTAACCAGCTGCGCTCCGCCTATAAGACTACCGTTTCACGACTGGCTGACGTGCGCAGCAAGCAAGCGACGGCAGATTATGGCGACGTGCGTAAGGTAGCGGGCGATGCGCCCGTGATCAAGTACCAAAATACGCTCGACGCCCTCGACAAGATAATCGCGGAAAATAAGAACGTGCCCGCTGGGGATTCGGTCAAGGTCGCGAAACAGGCGCAATCAATGCGCGATCTTCTAGCGGAGCAAGGTACCGCAACCGTCAACGATGCGATGAAGACGCGCAGTGCGTGGGGGAAGGCGGCGGCGCGTAGCGGCAACATTTTTTCCGACATTGACCCGAACGCAAATCAGCTTCTCGCCAAGCGCCTGTTCGGCGCGGTCAATGCGGACTTCGATGCTGCGAGCACGGCTCAAACTCCTATCGCCCAGGCGTTGAAGAAGGCGAATACGAACTACGCCAAAGCGTCGCAGTCGATAGACTTCGTTGCGAAGTCCGCGCTCGGCAAGCTCCTGGGCGAAGACGTAACCGATGCTATGGGTAGTGGGCAGACAGCAAGCACCAAAGCGCCGGAGTTGATCGCAAAACGCTACCTCGACATGACGCCAAGTCAATCGCGGTCTGTGACTTCTATTCTGAAGCGTAATGCGCCCGACGTGCTTCAACAGGCGAAAGCTTTCGTCTTGAAAAACGGCCTTGAGCAGGCGAAAAACGATACTCCCGGCGCGCTGCCAATTTCGTTTGCCAAGTTCCGAAGCCAGATGGACAAGGTAGAACCCAAGATGAAAGAGATGGGCTTTACGCCGAAAGAAATTCAAAGCATTAAAGATATCACGGACACAATGGCACGCGCGGGTGACCGGACAGGTAAGAATCCTTCCGGGACGGCAGCATCCGCGCAAGCGGGCGGCATCGCCGGTGCGGCATTCGTCCACCCACTTGCGGCACTCGGCGCGGCGGCGACGCCTTTCATCTTGTCAAAAGCCTTGCTTACGGACAAGGGGCGCGACTTGCTGCGCGCCGCGATGAGCAAGACAAACGGCAAGGGGCAAGCGGCGGCACTCGGCGCGCTGCGCGGATTGATGCCCGCTGCTAGTCAGAGTGGTGCGGCGCAAGCACCAACAGGGCAGCTAGCATCACCGCCTCAATGAAGTTGAACGCCATATCAGGAGTTACCATTTCAGTACCTCGGCACAGGACCGTAAGGCCCGTACTGACGGTTTTGCAGTTGGGCGTTCAGGTTCATTTGCTCCATCGCCTGCGCTTGGCGTTGCAAGGCTTCGGTTTGCTGATAGGCCTGTTGTTGTGCTTTAAGTTGCTGCATTTCATACGATCGACATCGCATGTCGCGCATGGGGTCGTTAGTCGAGGGGCAGAAAGCATTAGCGACGATGGGCGACGCGGCGAGCAGCAAGGCGAGAATGAGTTTCATGGTGATCTCCAGTTGTTACGGCCACTATAGCAGTTGCAAAACGAGAATACAATGCGAATTTTGGTGATCGATGTTGGTTCTAACGCTCTCGACTTGTGCATGCGCTGGCAGCAGCAAGGCCACGAGGTGCGCTGGTACGACAAGCCGCGCCCGGACGGCACGGACCGGCACGCAGGCGAAGGCATCGTCACCAAGATCACGGACTTCGGCGATTTGCGCAAGAAGTGGATCGGCTGGGCCGATATGATCTACACCCCTGACAACGTGTGCTATCTCGATTTGCTTGAACCGTACCGCAAGATCGGCTACCCGGTTTTCGGCTGCAATCTCGACGCCGTAGAGTGGGAATTGGACCGTGAAGTCGGGCAGAAAGTCATGGAAGAGTGCGGACTGAAGACGATTCCCGGCAAGACGTTTCACGATTACGACACCGCCACGGCGTACGTGAAAAAGCACGGCAAGGCCTTCGTTTCGAAGCCCTCGGGCGATGGTGAGCGCGCCATGTCCTATGTCGCAAACAACGCCGCCGATCTGGTCTACATGTTGCAGCGCTGGAAGGGCGTCGATAAATACCGTAAAGCCGCGAAGGAAATGGGTTTTATCCTCCAGGAGAAGGTGAACGGCGTTGCCGAGATGGCGGTCGGCGGATGGTTCATCCCAGGCGTTGGCTGGTCGAAAGCCGGATGGGTTGAAAACTTCGAGCACAAGTCCCTCTTCGCTGGCGACCTGGGCGTAGCCACGGGGGAGATGGGTACGATCGTGCGCGTCGTGAAGAAGTCAAAACTCGCTGACATGATGCTTAAACCGATCACCGATCACCTTCACGCGGTTGGTTATGTCGGCTATGTTGACGTGGCCACAATTATCGACGAAGACGGTACGCCTTGGCCTCTTGAATTCACCATGCGCGACGGATGGCCTATCCGCCACAACCTGACATCGCTCATTGAAGGCGACCAAGCGCAGTGGATGCTCGATGCGCTCAATGGGCGCGATACGCTGAAGATCAAGACCGATTTGGTGAGCGCGAGTGTCGTTATGGCGCTGCCGGACTTCCCATACTCCCGCATCACGAACCGCGAACTGTGTGGCATTCCGGTCTATGGTGCCGAAGACTTAGCGCACCTCCACTGGTCGGAAATGATGATCGGTGATGCGCCGCGCGAGGTGAACGGGAAAGTTGTCGACCTGCCGGGGCCGGTTACGGCGGGTGATTACACCCTGGTCGCGACCGGCGAAGGCGCGACCGTTTCCGGCGCTCGGCGAAGCGTGTACAGTGCGATCAAGAAAGTTAAAGTACCGAACAGCCCCTTCTATCGCGTCGATATCGGTTCGAAGATGCGAAAGCAGTTACCGGTTCTTCAGGCTCTCGGATTTGCAATAGGAATGGAGTATTGATTATGCCTGCTAAAAGTAAGGTTCAGTCCAGAGCTATGCACGCCGCTGCCGAAGGCAAATCTTCCAAAGTGCCAGCGAAAGTCGGCAAGAAGTTTGTCGAAGAGCAGCACGGCAAAAACCTGAAGCGGCTTCCTGAACGGCGGACCCGGAAATGACCAGTGAAGCGCGAAAAGCCGGTCTGATTTCCGAGTCGTCGATCAAATCAGCTTTGACCGAGGCGAAAGGGGACCTGTTCCTTGCCGCCTGCGCGCTCAGCTGCACCGCTCGCGAGCTCGACCAGTACATCCGACGCTCCGCTACGCTCCAAGCCTTCGCGGGGGCCGTAGAGCAAGTGAAGATCGACCCGGCGTACTCGCGACTGAGCACCGAACAGTTCGAAAACCAAGTGGCGGACCTTGCTCGATCCTTCCGGGTAGACGGAATAAAGGAAGTCCATAAACTCGCGACCATGGAGTTCGGCGATAGCGCCGCCCTCGCCAAAGTCAAACTCGATGCTGCACTCGCGCTTAGCGCTGGTGCTCGTTCGCACGCCGGTAATAGCGAGACTGAGACGGCCCTCGCTGAATTGAACGCTCTTTATCATGCCAATGCTCCTCGAATCAAAGAGATTCGTCAGACGGTGATAACGCTTCGAGATGATCGGGAAGCGACTCCACTAACAATCGAACAGCGGACAAATCCTTAAGCGCGGCTTCCCGGTCCTTTTGTAACTGGCGCCAGTTCGGCGTCTCAGACGGGAAGTGCTGCAAGCGCTTCATGCTGATATATCCGAATCGCGCTAACTGCCACACAGCCGGTTTGAAGCCCGACTTCGTTATCTCGCGCCGAGGCACGGCACCCCCTTCCAGCCAGGCGTAAGCCGGAATCAACTCTGAGCGCTCAGGCTTCAAGCGCTTCTCGATGTACCAATACTCGACCGGCTTCAACACGTGCATCATGGCCCCGACTTGCGCGACCGGCCAACCGCTTGCTTGCGATAACTCGTCAAGCGACATGTTTCGTCCGCCGCAGTGGAACCAGATGTCTTGCAGGAAGCTGACCGGCGGGTTGCGCAGGTCTACTTCCTCGTCATAAGCGGTCCAGCTAACCGGGTTTGGGATCACACCGTACTCGGCGTTATCGACGTTCACCGCGGCCAGGCGCTGCATCGTGTAAGGGCACTCAACCATTACCGTCACATCCTGGCCGCCGGGGGTGAAGTGCGTATCCATCACGAACAGCACCCCGCCGTGCTTCTTCCACTCGCGTACTTGCTGCTCGGACTGGGGAAGCGCCTTACTGCTCAGGAACGCCGGCAAGTCCACGACGGTGCGCGAGTCGAAGATGATGGGCTTGTGCAGCCACATGGCGCGGTTCAGCACCACGTGGGTGAAGTCGGCAAGCGCGCGGCGCGTAGACGCCGCTACGTCGGTGGTTGAGTACAGTTTCATACCGGCGCGATGTAGTTTCGATAATCCGCGTCAAGATCACGCTGATCCTGAAGGCGGCGTTCAGCGTTGACGGCGCGCAGGTTGGCGATGGCTTCTTCAGTATCTTTGCCGTGCTGCATGGCGTCGAGCGAAGCGCGCTGGTACCACTTCTCGATCTCATCCTTAGCGGCACGGCCGTGCGCCTCGCGGTGTTTATGAACGATGCTCATAAATCATACTCCTTGACTTCAGGTAGCCCGAGCGCGCGGCGCGCTTCGTTGCGCACTTCCGCCGTCACCGCGTAGCCCAAGTCTTCCGGGTTCAGCAAGCGGCGAGCGAAGGCCCCGAGATCGCGAATTGCTCTCACGTCATTGGTGAGAGGCTGGTTAGCTTGCGCGCGGACGGCAGCCTCCTTAATAGCGGTATCGAAGGCGGCTCCTGGCGCCACAGCGCTGGTCATGTTTTGCTGACTTTGCGGGTACTCAACGATCTTTTCGAGTTGTTTGACGCGTTCTTTTAACGCGGCAAATTCAGCGAAAAACCCTTCGTACTGAAGACTTGCTATACCGTTCGTCATTACTTTCTCCTTCGCAAAATTGCCGGATAAAAACCCCAAAGCAAGCCTTGGGTTTCTGAGAGTCATTTTCGCCTCTTCATCGCTTGCATCAAGATGTCCTGGACCGAACGCTTGCTTTCAAGCCGTTCCATCACATCTAAGTCAAGCGTGCCGTGCGTTAGTATGTAGTGGATGAAAACCGGACGGTCGTAACCTGACTGGGCTTGTCGCACAGGGCCGATTCGCTCAATGATTTGCATATGCTCTTCGAGGTTCCAATTCACTGAGAAAAAGACAATGATGTTCCCCCCGTCTTGAAGACTGAGGCCGTGCCCAGCGCTAGCAGGATGAGCAAACAAAACAGGAATTTTCCCGTTGTTCCACTGGCGTATAGTTTCTGGATCGGCATCAAGCACGCGGCCGCGAGGAAAAGCGGCAACAAGACGAGCCAAATCATGCTTGAAATGATAAGCAACAAGCACCGGTGCGCCGCCTGCCTCTTCGATGACATCATCAAGAGCTTGGATCTTGACATCGTGAACCTCCGTCCAATTGCGTTGCTCATCGGTATAGATCGCGCCGTTCGCGAGCTGGAGACACTTCTGCGTTTTGCTTGCTGTGTTCAGCGCTTCCACTTCGGTCGGTCCGAGATGTCCCTCCAGTTCGAGGAGATCGGAAGAGC